GAAGGTACCGCCACTACGCAGAAGTTGTCGTTCTACGGCGCTACCCCGAAGGTCCAGCCGAATGGTTGGGGCTCCCCCACGGGTACCACGACGAAGACGACATTCGCTACGGGATCGGTCACGCTGCCGCAGTTGGCAGAGCGAGTCAAGGGGCTCATCGATGACCTGATCTCCACTGGATTGATCGGAGTGTAATGACAAGGCACGTGTCGGAGGAGACGGCTGAATTCCTCTTTGGGATTCTCCAGCAGGCGACCATCTCTGGGTCAGACCCGAACATCGTCGAGACCGCTCAGCGCATCCAGAATGCGATAGATGAACTGACCACAGAGGTACCTGAAGACTGATAGACTGGAGTCACCCTAAAGGGTCAACAGAATGGAGATGGAATGATCTGGACCGCAGACTTTTGGAAGGGTGCAGGGGAGCGTGCTATCAAGACGTTCGCCCAGACCCTGGCCGCGATTGCAGTCATTGGTGTTCCCGTGTTTGATCTGGACTTCGCGCAGGGATTGGGGCTTGCCGCAACGGCTGCTCTCGCCTCTGTCTTGACCAGCATCGGCAATGCGGACTTCACCGCAGGGAACGTAGCCGCTGGCGAGTAACGTAGGAGAGTGATCTTCTATCTCCGGAAAGCCTGGCCCTTATGGGCCGGGCTTTCTTGGGTTTATGGTAATGTCATTGTTACAACCATTCACACGGAGGCGACAATGAAGATTGATCCGGAATACTTGATCGAGAAGTACACAGAAATTCATGACGAGGCTGAGGATTGGGAAACCAAGAATCTGGCCCTGGAATTTATCGAAGATTTGAGGGACCTGCTCCGTGGCTAATGAACTGGAGACCAGCCTCCGCGACAAGAAGTTGCTGGAGATTGCCGCCAATGGTGGCAACGCTCAGGAGATGGCCGACGCTACAGGCATGGAGCCTGCACAGGCGGTGCTTCGTGTCAAGGACATCCTGGCTGTGCACCGTACCGCCTACGACGCCTATGAGCGCCGCGAACTCGCCATGCTGTCCATGCTTCAGTTGAAGGCGAAGATGGAGCGGTCAGGCATCGATGAGGGCAACCCCAAGCACGTTGAGTCCTACTCCAAGTTGCTCACAGCAATCGACAAGATGAGCCTCAACAACGAGAAGATGAGTGACGACGATCTGAACAAGGTCACCGAGGCTCAGGCCCGTAAGTTGATCCAGTTGATCGAGGCAGCCTATGGTTATGCTCGCACCAAGTTGAAGGACGAGTATGGGGACTTCATCGACATGGCCGTGATCGACACTGCCTTCCAGGAAGGACTTCGCCGCGCTTCACAGGACGTCGTGGTGGTCTAATGTCTAATCTCCTAGAGATGATCGCTGAGAAGGCGATCACAGAACTGTCGCGGCGCTCACAGAGTGACCGCTACTTCAACCACCCCGAACTGTGGGCGCGGGAGATGCTGGGCGAGGAGGACGGCACCCTGTGGAGCAAGCAGGTTGAGATCGCCAACTCCGTCGTGCACAACAAGTCCACTGCTGTCAAGGCAGGGCACGGTGTCGGCAAGTCGTTCCTGGTTGCGATGCTGACATGCTGGTGGATCGACACCCGCTACCCGGACGTCTTCGTGGCGTCCACGGCTCCTAGCCAGAAGCAGATCGGCGCTATCGTTTGGCGAGAAATCCGTAGGATCAAGAGCCTGATCGACGCTCGCTACAAGGCAGGTGAGATCAGCCACACGCTGCCGGGATACATCACTGCGGACAACGAGTGGAAGGTGGAGGGTGGGACCATCCTCGGCTTCGGTCGCAAGCCACCGGACAACAAGACCGACGACTCGTTCCAGGGTATCCACGCTGAGTACGTTCTCGCCATCGGTGACGAGGCGGTTGGTCTGACCCGCGACATGCTCGACGCTCTCGGTAACATCACGTCGAACGACAACTCGCGTCGTATCACCATCGCCAACCCCACCAACCCAGGGTCCGAGTTCGCCACGTTCTTCAAGGAGGACAAGGGCTGGACCCTGCACACGATCAGCGTGCTGAACTCCCCCAACTTCACGGACGAGAAGAACCACCTCCCCAAGAGGATGCTCGACAAGTTGACGGGTGTCTCCTATGTCGAGGAGCGCAAGAAGGACTATGGCGAGGGTTCGCCGCGTTACCGCGCTCGTGTCGAGGGTGAGTTCGCCTGGGACCTGGGTGACACACTCATCAAGCCTGAGGACATCGCCAAGGCGCTGGACACCAAGCGTGAGGTGTGGACGGAGACGCCGGTCATTCTGGGTGTGGACATCGCTCGGTTCGGTGATGACTTCAGTGTCATCTACAAGAACGAGAACGGTCGCATCCGGCTGGTACACAAGTGGGAGCATACCGCGACCAACGCCTCCGCTCAGATCGTCCACAGGTTCGCTGTTGAAACGAACGCTACCGAGGTCCGCGTAGACGGTAACGGTATCGGCGGTGGTGTCATCGACAACCTGATGGACATGGAGAACATCCGGTACACGGTGATCTCGATGAACTCCAACGGTGCATCTCCCGACCGGCACAAGTGGCACAACGCCCGAGCCTGGTGGTGGGATACGTTCCGCTCCGATCTGCGTGAAGGCAACATCGACCTGGACGATGCGGACGAGCACTATGAGCGTCTGGTGGACGAACTCCAGTCCGTCGAGTACAAGTTCAACCCGCAGAGTGGTGGTTTGGTCATCGAGTCGAAGGACGAGATGAAGAAGCGCGGCCAGAAGTCTCCCGACTTCGCGGACGCGGCCATCTATGCGGCAGCCGACATGGAATACCTTCTGCAAGTCACCGCTGCTCCTGGTGACAGGCTCCGTGCAGATCCCGAGCAATTCCTGGCTGATATGATTGAGGTTATGCCCGGATATCTCGCGCTTATGCGCTCTCTTTGATAGGACAATGATGATTGAGGAAGTTGTAACCAATCCCTTTCAGAAGATGGCAGATGATTTCGCGGCACTGAAGCACGACAACGAGATCATGCACCTGAAGTTGGAAGAGAACCTGGCGCAGCGTATCATCGCGCTGGACGACGTTGGCTGGACCCGTATCTTCGGTGACGGCTTGATGCCCGATGAGGACTCCGGTCCCACCATCGAGCAGTTGAACAGCGTGATCGGAAAGTTGCGCCCAGAAGCAGCGACCAATCCGCTGCACATTCGTGGTGCGCAGTTGCGTCACTCCTACGTCTTCGGTCGCGGCGTGTACTTCACCGACGTCCCCCAGAAGGTCAAGGATGTCATCGCCAACCCGTACAACAAGCAGGCGTTGTTCTCCGTCCAGGCATACGAGACGAACAACAAGACGCTGTTTACAGACGGAAACTTGATCGTCCTGAGGGACGAGGTTACCAACGTTCTGAGCATCGTGCCGTTCACGGAGATCAGTGCCGTGTTCCTGGACCCCGATGACAACGCTAAGATCCGCTACATCAAGCGGTCGTGGTCGTCCAACGGGAAGCCCAAGGAACTGTGGTACCCGCTCTCCCGGTTCAAGAACAGCCGTGTTGGTCGTGGCAAGCGCCGTAGCCAGACTGGCGGTATCAACAAGTCCATCACGGTAGGCGGCAAGTCCACTCCGGTGGCGCAGGACACTGTGGCCTATGTGCACACGAGCAACCGGCAGTCGGGTTGGACCTTCGGGTTGCCTGACTCGCTGGGTGCTTTGGTGTGGTCGTCTGCGTACAAGGCATACCTGGCAGACAACGCCACGTTGGTGAAGGCCCTCAGCCAGTTGGCGTGGAAGGTCAGCGCTGCGACCAAGACGGGTGCGGACAATGCTGCCGCTGCGGTGAAGGTTCCCGGTACGGGTGGTACGGCTGTCGTGGGTAGCGGCACCGATGTCACGGCTGTGTCGCGTGGCTCGGATGTCAACTTCAACAACGGCCAGCCTCTCGCCGCTATGGTCGCCACCAGTTTCGGTGTGCCGGTCATCGCCTTGCTGTCGTCCCCTGGTGCTACCGGTGGATCGTATGGTGCGGCTACCACGTTGGACACCCCGACCATCAAGGGCATGAAGGCGATCCAGGACTCCTGGATTGTGTTCTACCAGGAGATCCTGTCTGACCTGGGTGCGCCCGAGGCTCTGGTGTGGTTCCCGAACATCTCACAGGACGAGACGTACCGCGAGGTGCAGTCCCTCACCACAGCGTATGAGGCGGGTGCCATCAGCCAGGAGGAGTACCGCCAGGCGATCCTGGATCTGCTCGATGTGCAGAAGTTGAGTGACGAGTTGCCGGTGGCTCCCGAGTTGAAGACACTGGCCGCTCAGGGCAAGACTGGTGCTGTCCCCGGAGGGCAGGATCAGAACGTCGGTAATCACGATTCGGAATGAGGTAAACTGTAACTATGACTGCTAAGTTGCGCGAAAGTTCCACGCTCGGTGCCAAGGGTGCCAAGCGTCGCATTCGCCTCATTTCCGAAGGGCAGGGTTCTTCGGGTCTATATTCCGCTGCCCTCTTGGAACGTGATGGCGCTGTCGCGTTCCCAGCGGGCACGCATATCTACCTTGACCACTTGACTGAGGATGAGGATGAGGCCCGCCAGGGTAGCCACTCGATCAAGGATCTGGTCGGCGTGACGCTCAGCGATGCTCTGTTCGAAGGCGGTGCGTTGAACGCTGACGCGAACTTCTTCTCGAACTTCGCCCCTCTCATCGAGGAGATGCGTGAGTACATCGATCTGAGCATCGAGGCCGCTGGAATTGTGAAGGAAGGCATTGTCGAATCCCTTCACCCGAGCCCTATGAATGCCGTTTCCATTGTCCCTCGCGGGGGTCGTGATGGAAAGATTCTCGATTTGATTGAGTCTTATCGTGAATCTGGTAAGATTGACAATGTAAAGCCCGATGCTGACAAGGTGCGGGAAGACGCTCGAAAGGACAAGGGAATGACTCCCGAGGAACTGAATCAGATTGCGGAGAAGTTGGCTGAGGCTCTTGCCCCTTCGTTCGCAAGCCTGAAGGAAGCCCTCGCGCCCGCTGTGATCGAGGTTGTGGAGACCGAAGGCGCTGACGCGCTGGAGGTTGCGGAGGCGCTGGTTGAGGCTTTCCCGAACTCCAAGGCATCTCGCACTCGTGTTGCTGAGGCTGTAAAGAATGGCGCTACGGTTGCTGACGCAATCACCGCCGAAAAGGCTCTCGTGGAGTCGGTCAAGGCCGATCTCCCTGAGGTTGACAACGACGACGACGGGGTTATCAAGACCCGCGAGTCGGTTAAGAAGGACTACTCGAAGGGCGGTTGGATTCGCTGATGGCAATTTCTAAGTTGTTCCAGTCCTCGCAGCGGCTTCACCGCGCGCGGCTGTTGACGGGTATCTCGAACCCGACGACTCCTCCTACTACGATTCAGCCGGGTACTCCGGTTACGTTCGGTGCTTCTCCTGCCATCTTCCCGGCTGTCGCACTGACGGCTTCGGGTAACGGCACGAAGACCCAGACGACCAACCTCGCGGGTGGCGTGACTTCGATCACGTATGCCAACGGTGGTGTCGGTCTCGCTGCGGGTCAGGCAACGTTCGCCTTCGACGGAACCTTCGAGTTCCCTGTCACGGGTGCGACGACCGGCACGCTGAACGATGTCGAGGTCTTCATTATCCCCGCGACGGGGCTGCTCACGCTCACGTCGTCCGGTAACGTCCACTATGGCTGGACCGACTATCCCGAGGGTTACACCAAGGAAGCCGGACGCGCCGCTGTTAGGGTTGGTAAGTGATGAACAACAAGGTCCGCGAGTACAAGAACCCGTTCACTCTTGACGGTCGTCTTCGTCCGGGTATCCACGTCACGGAGAAGAAGGTCGGCGCTGTTAGCGACCTCATGGAGAAGTACAACGAGGGCAGCCTCATCGCTGGAGCCACGCTCCAGGAGGCGCTGACGACCTCGGACGCTATCTTCAACCTGGCTTACCTGGCTAACCTCCAGTTCGTCCCGAACTACGATCTCGCTGAGCGGGATTGGGAGAACATCGTCACCGGTCCTAACCGGATCGTTCCTGACTTCAAGCCGGTCACGCTCTACTCGCTGAACCAGTCGTGGACTGACGGCAACGGTGTTACCCAGGTGCTCGACAGCCACGGTGCTGCTCCTGTCATCCCTGAGGGAACCCCTTACCCGTACATCTACATCGCTGGTGAGACGGCGCAGGGTGCTGCGGTTACCAAGAAGGGTGTGAAGACCGACTGGACGCTGGAGGCTCGTATCAACGATGGCCTCGGTGCCATCGCTGATCTTCCTTCGCAGTTGCTCCAGGTTTCGCTGGACACCGAGTCGGCTGAGGTTTGGTCTGCTCTGGTCAACGGCAAGACTGCTGCGTCGAACTACCTGACGGTCACCATCCCTGACCCGCTCGGTGGCGCGAACATCGTTCTTCCTCCGAACGCTCCGCTGTCGCGTAACGCCCTCATCGGCGCTATCCAGCAGTTGGCTCAGCGTACCGTCAACAACCGGCGCATCCAGGTTCGCGGCAACGCCTACAACCTGATCGTTCCGATTGGTGTTGGGATCTTCGCGGAGTACATTCTGTCGCAGGTGCTCACGGGCATCACGACCGGTGCTGCGACCACGCTCGTTGGTACCTACGACGTCACCCGTCCGAACCCGCTCGCCGGGATCACGGTCGTGGAGTCCGAGTGGGTCACCGGCACGCAGTGGTACCTGGTTCCGAAGAAGGGTTCGACGGTTCGTCCGATCCTGGAGCGCCTGGAGTTGCGTGGCTACCAGACCCCGCAGTTGTTCGTGGACAACCACGTCGGCACTGCGGTTGGTGGCGGTGCGATCTCGCCGTTCGAGGGTTCCTTCGACGCTGACGTCATCACCCTGAAGTTGCGTCAGTTCGGTGGCGGTGTCCTTTGGGACGCTGGTATCGGCATCGTGTATTCGTCTGGTGCGGGTTCCTGATCCGTGTCTTCTGAAAGCAGCCTCTAACCCTTACCGGGTTGGGGGCTGCTTTCTTGTCTCCTGGTGCCAGCCTCCATCGGAAGCGACGAGCGTGGCACTAGGGTAAGTTTCCCTCATGGGCCGCTACCCTCTGGATGGGAATAGACGGAATGTAAGTCCGGGGCTTGGTAACCCCGGCTTTTCCATGTGTGCATATCGTGGCAACTACTCCGTGCCATGATATGATAGGTAGTAACGCACCGGTTTCTCGCCTCCCCTCCTGGCCGGTGTAGCCCGCTCTGTTGAGGATATCTCCGGAGCGGGCTGCTTTTTGCCTAAAACTGATAAGATAGGGGGTAGACATTCCCTTTGATGGAGGCATGATGAGTAACGGAATTGCACCGGCTGACTACACGACTGACGTGGGTCTCGTGCGCCTGCTCATTCCCGACACTGCTGTCGATGAGGTCGATGAGGAGTACATCTTCGGTGACGACCAGATCGAGGCGCTGCTCACACTGTTCCCCAACATCAAGCGAGCCGCTGCGCAGGCGAAAGACATCATCGCTACTGACACCGTGCTGCTCATCAAGTATGTCCGTACTGATGACCTGACCGTTGACGGTCCGAAGGTCGCTGCGGAGTTGCGTCTCCAGGCCAAGCAGTTGCGTGACCAGGCTGACGCTGATGACCAGGCTGAGGTGTTCGACTACTTCAAGATCGTGTACCAGGATAAGATTCTGTACCCCGAGGGTGTTCCCGCGTGGGGTCGATCCCGTGTGGAGATCACTGAGGTTGAGGACCCTACACCGTGGGCCTGAAGTATCGTCCGACTACCATCTTCAACCCTGCGTGGGTTGCAGCGCTCCGGGGCACTCCCGAGAGCGCGATGGCTGCGACGGTGCTGATCTATGACCCCAACTC